AAGCAGGGAAAGCGAAAACGACTTGACATAGTACACGCTTTTGCGGTACAATATAGTAAACTGGCATTAGTATACAAAAAAGCGCTCCTTTGCGGGGCGCTTTTTTCTTTGTAAAAACCCCTTAGCTTCTAAGCGAGGTGACGCGAATGTGCAGAAAATCAATTGGGATGAGGTGTTCGAAAAGTACACAAAGGACAAGGTACTGCAAAAGACGTACTCGGGGATAGCAAGGGAGCTGGGAGTCACTGAAAAGGCGGTTAGGAAGCAGTTTAAGAAGCGGGGGGTAATAGACCCGCGCAAAGTCCGAAGTCCGAAGCCCGAGGGCAGTCCTAAAAGAGAAAATGCTTCGGACTCGGACCTACCAAAGCTCTATCCAGAAGGCAACACAAGTGCCCTCAAACACGGCTTGTACGCTCAGGTTTTTTGGACTGAGCGCGGGCGAGAGATTTACAAACGGCTTGTTGAGTCTGGTGAGTTTCCTGATCCACTTTTCGAGATTCGACTCCTTCAGGCAAAGATTGCCTCGGGCGAGATTCACAAAGTTAAGGACGTTTTGAATGCTCTCGAAATCATGAGCAAGCTTTATGACAAGGCGATAGCACTTGAGAGAAACACATTCGAAAAAAGACGTCTTGTTTTCGAACAAGAGCGAGTGGATATCATGCGAGAAAAACTCGAACTAGAAAAACAGAAACTTGGAAACGAAGAAGTAGACGTCGAGATCGACATCGCACTGCTGGGTGATAGCGATGAGGATAACCCTGAAACTTGACCCGAAACGGCTACTTCCTCGACAGCGTGATTTCGTGTTCGCAAAAGAGCGCTTCGTGGCATACGTAGGCGGGATAGGATCAGGAAAGACGTTCGCGGGTGCTGTGAAAGCCCTCCTGGAAGCCGTTCGGTACCCTGGCACAACCGGGCTCATCCTCGCTCCTACCTACCCTATGGTTCGCGACGTTGTGCTCGAGACGGTGTATAAAGTCACCCCGAGAACACTCATCAAGCGTTACTTAGAAACAAAACACACGATGTACCTTGTGAACGGCTCGAAGATTCTCTTCCGAAGCGCGGACAAGCCAGACAAACTGCGAGGGCTCAATCTTGCCTGGGCGTGGCTGGATGAGGCGGCGTACATGGAAAGGCGGATCTGGGATGTTGTGATAGGAAGGCTCAGAGACAAGCGGGGATCTCGTCGGGCTTGGCTCACTACAACACCAAGAGGCAAAAACTGGATCTGGGAGATCTTCGTGAAGGACAAAAGCGACAGCTACGCAGTTATACACGCGACAACCTACGACAACGTGTATCTGCCGACAGACTATATCCGGGCACTCGAAGAAAAGTACACGGGCGAGTTCAGAGAGCAGGAGCTTCTGGGTCGATTCGTCACCTTCGAAGGACTTGTTTACAAGGAGTTCGACGAGCTGAAGCACGTGATAGACGTCTTGCCTGAGCGCTCTCGCTTGAAAACAGTGGTTGCGGGAGTGGACTGGGGATACACCAATCCGGCTGTGATCCTCGTGGTTGGCATAGACGGCGACGGAAGATATTACGTTCTCGAGGAGTTCTACGAGAGAAACAAACTCGTTGGCGATATCGTGCAGACAGCGAAGGAACTCAAGGAGAAGTGGAACATCGAGATCTTCTACTGCGATCCTTCAGAGCCTGCTTTCATCGCAGAGTTCAGAAAGGCAGGACTTGTGGCGGTCGGAGCAAACAACGATGTGATGGCAGGAATCGCACAGGTGAAAGCGCTTCTTACACAAAACAGACTGTTTCTTCATAGATCCTGCAGAAACACGATCGAGGAAATGGGCATGTACAGGTGGGAAGAGAGGAAAGGAACGATGCTGGACACACCTCGAAAAGAGCACGACCACGCGATGGACGCACTCCGTTACGCAATTGCAAGCCACATCGGGTCGATGGGTGTGGTCAGCATAAAAATCCTCTAGGGGGGCGATACCGTGGCCTTCTGGGACATTTTCCGCAAAAAAGAAAGTCGCACGAACGTAGCAATAGTAATGAATGCGCTTTCCTATAGACGTCTCTCAGATCAAGAGGTCATGATCCGAGGATACAAAGAAGTGCCTTACATCCACGCAGGGATCAACCTCATAGCGCGTGCAATTGCAAACCTCGATTATCAGATCGTGGACAGTTCGGACACTCCTGTTGAGGGCACACAACTTGAAAAACTCTGGAAAAACCCGAATCCCCTCGAGGCACAATCGACGTTCTTGAAGGCAGTCGTAATTTCCCTCCTCATCTCAGGCAACGCATTCATCGAGATAGTCAGGGCAGGAAACAGAATCATAGAACTCTACAACCTCAACCCTCTACGAATAGTGGTCAAAGCGGGAGAGCGAAAGGGAATCATAGACTCATACGAATACCGTGCAGGAGCTCAGACAGTCGTATTCGATCCCAGCGAAATCATCCACATCAAACTCTTCAATCCCTTCGATGATGTTCTGGGACTTTCTCCTCTCATCGTACTAAAGGACGTCATCGAGCAATACCTCGCAATCAAAGGATGGCAAAACTCTCTCCTCCAAAACGGCATGAGACCTTCGGGCGCATTCATCACACAGGATCCTCTCACAGAAGAACAGTACCAGAGACTCCGAGAAGAACTTTACCGCTACACAGGACCCGCAAACGCAGGACGACCTCTCATCCTCGAAGGCGGTCTCGACTGGAAGCCTCTTTCGATGTCGCCTCAGGAATTCGATTGGGTGACAGCAGAAAAATTGATCCTAAGAGCGATCGCAGTCACGCTAGGAGTCGCACCTGAGCTGATAGGAGAACCTGAGTTCAAAACGTACTCGAACTTTCAGGAAGCAAACAGACAATTCTACATGAACACAGTTGTTCCATTAGCGGAACTAATTCTCGAGGAGTTTAATCGTGCACTTGAGCCTACTTTCAAATACCGCATCGCAATCGACTACGACTCAATAGACGCACTTCAGGAGGAGTATTCAGAAGTTTGGAAGAGAGCAATCGAGGGAGTCAAGGCGGGAATCCTCACTCCTAACGAAGCGAGAGCGATGCTGGGCTACGAACCCGTCAAGGGAGGAGACTACACACTCGTCTCAGCGAACCTCGTTCCCATGGGAGTGGACCTCGATGAAGATTAAGTTCCCCTTCACTCTCGAACCGGGCATGAGGCGAGTATACAGAAAATACCTCTCCTACTTCGCAAACGAGATATATCGCATCTGGGACGATGCACAACACTTCGAAACAAAGTCTGCACTCGACGTTATTAAGGCAATCATCACAAACGCAATACAACGCACAGAAGAAGCTTTCAAGGGGATACACGAGATCGCAGGCTCTTACGGTTTTGCAACACTCGGTGGAACTCCTTCGCAGTTTCCCACATATGTTCTCAACGCATGGATCCGGCGAGGATCAGGCTGGATCACAAAGCTCACAGAAGAACAGCACAAACTCCTCGACAGACTCATCGCACACTACACAGCGCAGGAGATCGTAGGACCTGACGAACTCGCACGAAAGATTCGTCCCTATATCGGACTCACAGAACGACAAGCAGGAAAACTCATCAAAATGGAAGCAACACTAAAAAATGAACTTCCTCCAGACAGATTACGCAAAATCCTCGAACGCGAAGCGAAGAAAATGCTCCGCTATCGATCAACAGTCATCGCACGAACAGAGCTCAACTACGCATACACGCACGGAGCAATTCTACAAATGCAGGACATCGCAGAAAGAGAAAGGTTAGAAGTCCACAAAATCTGGCTCACGACAGTCGACGATAAACTCTGTGATAGATGTTCTCCTCTCGACGGAACACGCGTAAAGCTGGACGAGAGTTTTGGAGAAGTCGATGCACCGCCTCTCCACCCAAACTGCAGGTGCTCGATCATCTTTGACGTTGCGTAGGAGGTGTAAGGATGCTACAGCGAAGTTTCAAACTCGCAGACCTCACATTTACAGAAAACAACGAATACGGATACTTCGAGGGCTACGCATCCGTCTTCAACATCGAGGATCTCGTAGGTGACATAATTCAAAAAGGAGCGTTCACCAAAACCCTCAGCGAGTGGAACGCATCAGGCAGGAAAATCCCTCTCCTCTATCAGCACGATCCACACCAGCCAATCGGAGTTATCAAAGAAATCCGCGAGGACGATATCGGACTCTACGTTGAAGGCGAGATCAATCTCCTCACAGAGAAGGGAAAAGAAGCTTACGCTCTGCTCAAACAGGGCGCTTTGAACGGACTCAGCATCGGTTTCGAAGCAGTCAAGACAAACTACAAGAACGGAAAGCGAGTTATCACAGAAGTCAAGCTTTGGGAGATCTCCCTCGTAACCTTCCCCGCAAATACGCAAGCGAAGGTCATCTCCGTCAAAAAGGTTGTACCGTATCAGGATCTCCCGCTCGCAGACATGGACACTCTATGGGATGCAGGAGAAGCAAGAAAGCGCATTGCAAAGTGGGCATCCTCGGACGGAAGCGGAGACAAAGAAAAGATCGACTGGGGAAAGTACAGAAAAGCATTCCTCTGGTACAACGAAGACGCACCTGACAACTTTGGCTCTTACAAGATGCCCATAGCGGACGTGATCGACGGAAGACTCAAGGCAGTTCCACGTGCTATCTTTGCCGCAGCCGCTGTTCTGATGGGAGCACGAGGAGGAGTAGACATCCCAGAGGAGGACAAAGAACTCGTCAAGCGACACCTCGAGAAGTACTACGCAAAAATGGGTAGAATCCCACCGTGGCAGGAAGAGGAAAAAGCATGGGAATTCGACCTCTACACCCTCGCAGGAATCAGCGAATGGGTATTCGAGCACAAAGAAGGGAAGATCCTCAGCCGAGCCAACGCAACCCTGATAGCCGAGACTGTGAGAAATCTCGTGAAACTCCTCGATTCAGCGGGCTACAAGGAGATGGTTCAGGAGCTACTCGCTGATCTCGTACCTGAGCCGGTACAGACCACTCAGGAGAAAGAGGTCAGCGAGCCAGCAGACAAGGAAATCGAAAGAGCTATCGAAAGGCTGAAAAAACTTGTAAGGAGGGATGCTTGATGGAAAAACTGAATGAACTTGTCAAGCTTGTAGAGACAAAATTCACGGAGATTGACCAGGAAAAGGAGACGCTCAAGAAAGAGCTTGAGGAGGTCAAGGCAAAACTCGAGGAATTCGCCGTCAAAGGTCAGACTCCACCTGCCGTAAAGGAGAAAAAAGGCATGGAGAAGAAAGAACTCTTCTTCGACTATCTGAGAGGCAAGAACATTGAAGTCAAAGCCCTTGTAGAGGACACTACAGGCGAAATTCTCGTGCCCGAGGATCTCTATGCTGAAATAATCAGAACGCTTCCGAAGATCAATGTCATCAGAAGGTATGCCACCGCTGTCACTGTCAAGGGTAATAGACTCCGCTACAGAGGGTTGACAGATGTTGCAGTCTCCTGGACGAAACTCGAAACGTCCGCAACCGCTCTGGGTGAAACTGGAACTCCTACGATCTCTGAAGGCACTATCCAGGTCAGAGACCTTTACGGTCTGATCAAGGTAGGTGAGGATCTCCTTGAAGACACCGACGTCGCCCTCGAAAGACTCATAGTCGAGTCCTTCGCAAATGCTATAGCAGAGGCTGAGAACAATGCGTTCATCAACGGTGTGCCCGCTAACGGAGAGCCTGAGGGAATCCTGACCAACACAAACGTGCAGGCTCTGACAGTTGACACCGCAACCGAAACCTTCGATTTCGATGATCTGATCAAACTCTTCTACGCGCTTCCAGCTCAGTACAGGACGAATGCCGTCTGGATCATGAATTCCAACACCGAGCAGACGATAAGGGAATTCAAGGACACAAATGGCAGATACATCCTCCAGCCGAGCGTATCTGAACCGTTTGTCTCCACAATTCTCGGCAGACCTGTGGCGACGGACGAGGCGGTTCCTGACAACACAATCATATTCGGTGACCTCAAGGCTGGCTACCTGATCATCGACAAACAGAGCGGACTCACCGTCAAGAGACTCGAAGAACTCTTTGCTTTGTCGGGACAAATCGGTCTCAAAGTCCACTACAGGGTTGGAGGCGGAGTCATCAGGCCTGAAGCGATAAAAGTGCTCAAGATTGTGTGAGGGAGGTAGCCCCTCCCTCCTTTTGAGGTGATAGTATGATCGTATCCTATGAGCCTTTGCAGACATCTCCAGTTACACTCGATGAAGTCAAAGCGTTTTTGAAAATCGAGACAACAGAGGATGATACACTCCTCACAGAGCTTATCGAGTCCTACACAAGGCAGGTAGAAGAAATCTCAGGGCGTACGCTAAGACCTGTGCAGGTTGTATTCAGACTCCCTAAAATCGAGGAAAGCTATATTAGAGCCCCTTACGAGCCTATAGCAAGTCTAATAAATGTCGAAAACGAAGACGGCATCACTCTCACAGTCGTGGATGCGTCTCTCTTCTACACGGAAGGCTTCACAGATAAGCCTGTCACGATCACATATCAAACAGGAGCCTCGACAAATGCAATGCTCAAAGAACTTGTGAAGCGCATAGTTGCATTTGCTTACGAGCACAGAGGCGAGGTAATCGAATTCCCCGACGAGATCAGGCAGATGATGAAGTTCGTTCGGAAGGTGAGGCTATGATAGGGAAAATGCGAGAGAAGATCACGATACAGAAGAAGACTGTGCAGACAGACGAGCTCGGAGGCATCACAGAGACATGGGCAGACTACAAGACGGTCTGGGCAAAGGTCGAGGAAGTTAAGGCAGATCTGAGGATCATTGCAGAGCGAGGAAACATGAAGAGAACATTCAGGATCACGATTCGAAACAGAGATGACATTGACGAAAACGATCGCATCATCTATCGAGGCATGACCCTCAAGATCGTGGGAATCAGAGTCACGGACACACAGAGACGCTACTTGGAGATCACAGCGGAGGTGGAAGAATGAACGTAAATGTGAAATTGGAAGGAGTGAGGGAAGCAATTGAAAAATTGAACAGCCTCGACAAGAAGACCTCTAAGAAACTGCACAAACTCGTTCTCACAAGCGCAATCAAGATTCACAACAAGGCAAAGGAGAAAGCACCCGTCCGCACAGGAGCCCTAAGAAACTCGATCACCTACGAGATGGAAGACGAATACACCGCAAAAGTTGGAGCATACATGCCCTATGCGATTTATGTCGAGTTCGGAACAAGAAAGATGGCGGCAAGACCTTACCTGACCCCGGCCTTCGAAGAGGTCGAGAAGGAGTTCAGGAAGGAGCTAGCGGAGATCCTTCGAGGTGAGGATTGATGCTTACCGCAACTCAGAAGGCGATTTATCAGGAATTGTCAGCACTTGGCTATCCCGTGTATGACGAGGTTCCCGACAACGCACAGATGCCCTATATCACGATGGGAGAGGAGACAGCGGACGACTGGAGCACGAAGACGGGGCGGGGAATTCGATCACGATTCAATGTGCATGTGTGGAGTGATTACAAAGGCATGAAGGAACTCAAGACAATCGTGGATCAGGTCATCAATGCCCTGAATTACAAGACATTCACAGCGGACAACACAACTCTCGTGTTAGTCAGACTCGACACCCTCAACATCGTAAAGGATCCCGAGGAGAACGTTCGGCACGCAATTTTGAGGTTTGAAATTCTGAGTACGGAGGTGTGAACGTATGGCGACAAAAGGCGTTGATGTTCTCGTTTATTTAACCGATGCAACAGAATCAACATTGACTCCTATCGCAGGACAGAAGAATGCAACACTTTCCCTCTCAAGAGACACGATCGAGGTGACGACAAAGGACAGTATAGACACAGTTTCAGGGGTCAGCAACCCCTCTCCCGCTCGTGAATACATCGCAGGACCGTATCAATGGACACTCTCCTGCGATGCATTGCTTGTGCAGGATACAGCCTTTGAACAACTCAGACAAGCATTTTTAGAAGGCACTCCTGTTTACATCACGATGGAGGAGGCAGGTACAGGAGCGGGAAGATTCAAGGCATTCGGACAGGCAATCATCACATCCCTTGAATTCGAAGCATCCATGGACGATGTTGTGACTGTGAGCACAGAATTTCAAGGCACAGGCGGACTGAAACTCGAAACCACAACAGCAACAACAACAGGATAGTGAGGTGAAAGAATGAAGCCCTATGTGATCATTGAACTCGACAAGCCACGGAAACTACGCTTTTCGATTAATCAACTTGTGGAGATTGAGGAACATCTAGGAAAGAACATCATGGAACTCTTCCGAAGCGGGAACCTTGGGCTGAAGGAACTCAGGACGATTCTCTGGATCGGTCTCAAGTGGGAAGATCCTCGCTTAACAATCCAGAAAGCAGGGGAACTGATGGACCTTGTTCCTCTGAGCTACATCGCAGAGAAAACCGGAGAGGCACTCACGGTCGCCTTCGGAGAGACAGAGCAGACTGAGGGAGGCGATGAAAAAAACGAGTAGAGTTTGACCTCACACTCGCATACAAAGTCGCAGTAGGATATTTAGGACTGAGACCTGTGGACTTTTGGGAAATGACCCCCGCAGAACTGAACCTCTTCATCGAAGGCAGAGGAGACTGGATCAAAGATCTTGAGGACATGTTCATTTACAATGCGTGGCTTTCTGTTGCTTTGGATCGTCAGAAGAGACTGCCTCGATTGCAGAAAATTCTGAATAAACGAACACAGCGCAAACAAAAAACACCCGAAGAGGCAAAGCAAGAACTACAGGAACTGATCTCACGTCTCCATGAGGCAGGTGAAGAGCGTGGCAATGCAGATTGAGGGAATCTATGTCAAAATAGGTGCAAAGATCAGCGAGTTCCAGCAAAAACTCTCGCAGGTCGAAAAGAAACTGCAGGAGACTGAGAAAAAATTCGAAGGCCTCAAGAAGACCGCAGAGAAACTAGGAGAGGTCGGGAAAACACTCACAACGAGGGTGACGGCACCGATTGTGGCGCTCGCAGGTGCCGTCACCGCTCTTGCTGTCAAAACAGGCTACTGGGCGGATAGAATCGGAGACCTGACAGCGATCACAGGACTCTCAGAGAAGAAAATCCAGGAGTGGCAACACGTCGCACGAATAGCAGGAGTTGAAATCGAAGCGGTCACGAGAGCAGTAGAGGGACTGATCAGACGACTGCCCTCACTTGAAAGAGGAAGCGAGATCTCCTCCTCTCAACTTGCAAAACTCGGACTCACATTCGAAGACCTGAAGAAGATGTCTCCTGATGAGCTAGTAGACGTCCTCATTACAAGGCTTGCAGGACTCGGAGACACCCTCGAGAGGAACGCAATCGCATCCGCACTCTTCGGAAGATCGTGGGAGGATATAGCCCCTATTCTTTCTCTTGGAGCACGAGGAATCGAAGAGGCAAAGAAAGAAGCTCACGAACTGAGACTGGTACTCGACAGCAAAGCGATTCAGAAAGCAATTCAGTTCAGGATACAGATAGATAGGTTAAAAGGCGTGATCGATTACACGTTTAAATCCATCGGGATGGCTTTCATGCCCGTCATCGAGAAACTCTCGAAGATCTTCCTCAAGCTCCTTACACCGCTCCGCAAGATCGCAGAGTGGTTTGAGAACCTCTCAGAGCCCGTGCAGAATGCCTACATTGCCTTGTTGACTTTTGTAGCTTCCATCGGCCCTGCGATTCTCGCTATTAAAGGGCTCACCGCCGTCGTTTCAGGTCTTGCGGTTGCTCTGAACCTCCTCACGGGACCTATAGGATTAATCTCACTTCTTATCTCAGGAATTGCCGCATTAGGAACATACATCGCATTGACGTGGAATAAAGTCAAAAAGATCCTCGCGGAGATGGTTGCATTCTTCGTAGAAAAATACGCTCTTCCTTTCCTTGAGACGATCAGGGCGATTTTGAAAGCATTTTCCTGGCTTCCTGGAATCGGATCTGCATACGAGAAACTCTCCGCAAAGATCGAGGAGGCACGGACGCAACTCGAGGCATACAGACAGGAGATCGAGAAACTAAAAGAGGAAGGGCAATCCCTCGATGATGTCTCGCAGATAACCGAACAATCCCTCGCAAATTTACAGAATCAACTCGAAGACCTTCAACAAACAACAGCAGACAACATCCAATCCTTTGACGAAGTCCATCAAATCATGGGTGAGACAGCACAGGGGGCACAGTTTGGTCTCGGCGAACTGGATCTAGGCAGTTTCTATGAGGCACAGATTGTCTTTCAGGATCTGACAGGAATCATCGACACAGCTCAGCAACAAGTCTCTATCTTCGACAGGGCGTGGGAAGACCTTTCGGATTCGATGTGGTACCTCGCACAGGTCACAATCCCTGGTGTCGGGGATGCATTTGTGACGTTCACAGAAGATGGCATCGATCTTCAAACATTCGACTATGCAGATCTTGCCTTGCAGGAACTCACAGAGGGCATGTTCGAACTTCAACTCGCAACAGAACTGACGACAGAGGACGTCTCAACATTCTCGCAAGAAATCTTCGACTCTATGACAACACTCGAATCGCTCAACACCGCACTTGAGGGTTCGGCAGACAATTTGATCAACTTCGGCGATTATGTCGAGACAGCACAGACTCCTCTGGAAGATCTCAGTTACACGGTGGAGGAACTCGCTCTAGACACGGAGGCGTCAATGATGACGATTGAGGATATCACATCAACGGCGATGGAAACGTTCATGACCGAGACATCAACTGCGGCAGATACAACACTCACGGCATTTGAAGGACTCTACGATGAACTTGTAGGGCATTCAATTATCCCCGATCTCGTCGAAATGGCACTCAAAGAATGGAATCGATTGATGACTGGTCTTGAGACAAAGACAAGGGAAGGGGTCAACAAGACAACGAACGAATTCCTCAGACTGCGAGATCAGGTGAAAAATGCACTCGAAGAGACAATGCCGTGGCTTGAGAAATTCGGGGTCGATTTTGCGAAAGTCGGTCGTGACATCGAAAGCGAAACACGAAGCATCGCACGGGAAATCACGAATGCAATCCAAGGGCTCGTTGAAGGAACAATGACGATGAAAGACGTTTTCGACCGAATAATGGGCGGAATCATCTCCATCTTGGAACGTGCAATGGTCTCTATTCTCGGACAGATCATTCAAAACTCAATCGCACAGATAGGAGCATGGCTCTTGAATGTCCTTGCGGCAGTTGGTCAGGCAATCGGGGCGTTCATTATGCAGGCATACTCAGCACTCGTTGCATTCTTCTGGTGGTTAGGACCTGCGGCACCTGCGGCGGCAGGAGCAGTCATCGCAGGTGTCGTCGCGGGGCTCGGAGCACTCGCTTTGAAGGCAATCGGTGCGTTTAGAAGCGTCGTTGGGCTCGCAGAAGGAGGAATCGTCACAGGTCCCACACTCGCAGTATTAGGTGAAGGTGGAAAGAAAGAGGCAGTCGTTCCTCTTGAACGTGACAACGTGATTGCAGACTCTGTGGGTAGAGCAGTCTTCGAAGCGATGACGCTTGCGTTGAGAAGCGAAAGAGTCGCAGGACAGCCTCAGGAGTCTGAGATCGTTCTCGAAATCGACGGCAAACGGTTTGCGCGATTGATCCTTCCTGAAATCCTTTCGGAAATGAAACGACAGGGCATTCGATTAGCAGGAGCGTGATAACATGAGACTGCTCGACGTACAGGAAATTGAAAGCCTCGATCTTCCTTCTCCTCAGAGTATCGATATATCTCGCTTCGATCTCACAAAAGCACGCAGAACCACAGACGGCACGATGCAGATGCAGTATATAGCGACAAAAATGCGCATCGACGTCAAGTGGGCTTATCTTCCTGCGACAACCGCACAGCAAATCCTGAGTTTTCTTGAAACTCACAAACCCTTCTTCAAACTCGAATTTGAAGACGCAGACGGAACAAAGAAGATCACAGTTTACGTGGGTGATATCAAATACACGCCTTATTTCAAATTCGGCGGTGTCAGGTATTATGAGACTTTCACAACATCATTTATCGAGGTGTGAGATATGACGAGGCATTATGTGACAGTTTCATTTGATTTCGACGTAAGTCAGAACGAAATAAAGACAATCACGGCGAGCGAACAGGCGAATATAAGTTTCCCCGATCAGGTCATGAACGGCGTCGAAACAACAGAGTACAAAATCCTCTCTCTTGATGGTTCCTGTACCGTAGACGGAACTTATCATCTTGCAGATAAATACGGCTATGTAGAAATGGGCTGGT